CTCCACGACTGCGCTGTCCCCCATCGTCAACAAGGCTGCTGCCCGTGGTGACTCGTTCGTGGTCATTGACCCCGACAAGACCTCGGAGACGCTCACGGAGATCCAGACCGTGGCCTCTAACTTCGCTGGTCTGTCCAACGGTGGTTATGCCGCGCACTACGCTCCGGCCCTCAAGATGGTGGACCCGGCCAAGACCGGCCCCGGCGCTATCCGTACCACCTACCCGGGTGGTGCTGTTGCTGGCCTCATCTCCCGCACGGAGATCCAGCGCTCGGTCGCCAAGGCCCCCGCTGGCTTTGCCGCTGAGATTAGCGGTGCTATCGGCCTCGCGGTCAACCTGTCGGATACCGACCTCGGCACGTTGTACGACGGTAACCCGTACGTCAACTCGTTCAAGGTCGTCCCCGGCGGTGGGATTGTGGCCTACGGTGCCCGCACTCTGGAGCGCGCTAACGCTGACAAGTTCATCCCGGTCCGCCGTACGCTGAACTACCTCAAGTACTCGCTCAAGCGTCTCACTGAGTTCGCGGTCTTTGAGCCTAACGATCAGAACCTGTGGAACCGCATCAACTTGGTGGTCTCTGGGTTCCTCGGTGAGTTCTACCGCTCGGGCGGTCTGCGCGGGGCGAACGCCTCGCAGGCGTTCTTCGTCGTCTGCGACAGCACCATCAATACTGCTACCAGCATTGATCAGGGCATCGTGAACGTCGAAGTTGGTGTGGCACTTCAGTACCCCGCCGAGTTCATTGTTATCAACCTTAGCCAGTGGACCGGTGGTAGTAACACCGCAGAGTCCGTCTAATAACCAAGGAGTAAGATTCCATGGCAAGACCAGTTATTTCAGATCCGCTCAGGAACTTTAAGTTCCGAGTCACCATTGAGCCGCCTTCGGGTGGTACCCTCAGCACGCTGATGGACGGTGTCGCCAATCTCGGATTCTCGGTGGTCTCTGGCCTTACGGTCCAGAACGAAATGATCGCCTACCGTGAGGGCGGCATGAACACCCATCCGCATAAGATGGTTGGTCAGTCGGACTACGGCCCCGTCACCCTTACCAAGGGTGTCTTCTCCGGCCAGAACCAGTTGTACAGGTGGCAGCGCTTCCTGCACACTTGGACTCAGGGCGGCACTGACGCCGATCTTGGAGGCTCTGTCTCGGGCGCTAACGACTATCGTTGCGACGTGCTCGTTCAGGTCTTCGATCATCCCACCTCTGCTGGCCCGTACCAGCACCACGGTGGCGAGTCGGTTCCGACGCCCCCCGGACCTCCGAAGTTGGGATACCGTCTGTACAACTGCTGGCCCGCGTCGTTCTCCATGGGCGATCTCAACGCCGGTGACTCGTCTATCCTGATCCAGCAGATCGTTCTCAACCATGAGGGGTTTGAACTCGGTTTCACTGAGGCTGAGGTCAGCGCTATCGCTGCCATTGGCTGATAAATAAGTCATACAAAGCAACCACAACTAGGAGTATTGAATTATGGACGACCAGTCTACTGCTGACACTATTAACGCTGCTATTGAGGACAAGGTGCCTTCCATGGGGGAGGCACCTGACCTCGTAGTAGAACTTATCCGAGGTCTATACGACTCGGATAAGGATATGTGGCATACCACCGCTGAGATCAGAGAGTTGAACGGTGAAGACGAGGAATACCTAGCGGCAATCCAGAAGAAGAAGGGGTTGCTGTACGCCGAGTACATGAACGCACTACTGTCCAAGGCAGTAGTCCGTATTGGATCACTTGATATTAATGGTTCACGAGGCGAGGCACTAGTCAGTAAGTTAATGATGGCAGATAGGGACCTACTCTATTTGAACATTGTTAAGGCCACATACGGTAACGAGCGGGAAGTAAAAGTCATTTGTTCTGAGTGTAAGACCATGAACGATGTGACTCTGGAATTGGACAAAGACTTCCCCATTACTTATCCGGACTTTGATATCCGTCAGGGTATTGAGGTGGAGATCAGCAGCGGGACGGTACACCTGAGGTTGCCTAACGCTGAGGATACCGTGGAGGTAAACAAGGGGGCTAAGACCGACGCAGAGGTCAATACGGCCATGCTCGCTCGTTGCACCATCTGGCCTAAGGGGAAGGCCCCCGATAACCCACTTAGGTGGGCACGCAGTCTTGGTATGGCCGACCGGCGCAAGTTGGTCAACGCCCTTCTCAATGTTGAGATCGGCCCCAAGATGGAGGAGGTGAATACTCAGTGTGCAAGTTGCGACAAGGAAATGCCGCTTCTGCTCGACTGGGTCTCACTTTTATTCGACTAATCTAAAGTTCTTGTATTGGGAATACGAACAGATAGCCAATGCTTACAACGGGTTTGCTTTAGCAGACATTAGAACTATGGCAGTTCGTCAACGTGATTTCTGGTATCGTATGGCGAAGTGGCGTAATAAGTAGCGGAGGCTATTATGGCTGTAGGGCCTAATGAAGAAAGGCTTGGAGGCAAAGAGGGTAAGACCCTAGCCGCATCGTCCAAGTCAAATATTCAAGTAGACGCCAAGGCTTTTGGTGATCTCAAACGTAACCTTACTGACGTTACCAAGATCGCCAAGGAACTACGCGAGTCCCTAGAGGGTGCCGCTGAAGCCTCCTCAAAGATCAACGTAGCGGGCGGCGTCCCCGGCGTTGGTAAGTCTACAAGTTACCTCAGAAGCATGGTTAACACCAGCGTTGGTGCTGGCGGTGGTGGTGCTGCTGGTGGAGGCGGTGGAGGCGGCGGTACTGCTGGTGGTGGTAATTACGGTGCTGGTGGTTACGGCGGTGGCATACCCGGCATTATGGGTACCTTCGCTGACTCTACGTCGTTCTTATCAGGGGTACCCGGCAAGAATGTTGCCGGTGGAGCGATGCTGGGTAAGCAGATATCTGAACAGATAGCCAAGTCAATAGGCGCTGTTATCCAGTCTGTGGATCAGTGCATTGAGCGGGGCACTGCGTACGCTACTACTGCGGATCGTTACAACGTACAACTACAGCAGTTGACCGGCCAGTCGCAGATGCAGGTCATGCAGAACATGCGACAGCCTCTGACGCAGTATCGTCTAGGCGCTGGCGGCGTGAACGCCTTCATGCAGTTCCAAGCCCAGACTGGGCAGTTCAATCTGCCTGATAACTACGCTGCTTCCGTTGCTGGCATCCGTGCTTTAAGTGGCTACTCCAAGTCTACTGCTGATGTTCTTACCGAGCAGCAGCAGTTGATGGACCCAGAAGTTGCTAACCGTATGTTCTTTATGGGTGGCGTTAACGCTTTTACCGCTGGCGGAGGTATGCGCGATCCTATGGAGATGCGCCAGCAGATAGCCCAGCGTATGGGGTTAAGCAATCCCAACATTGCTCGTAGCGCACTCATGCCGGGGTCTGTAACCCGCGCCCGCCTTGCTGATATGGGTATTGGCGAGGAGATGCAGACTGAGATCATCCAGTACGGCTTGGCTCAGAACTCCTTTAGAGAGCGAGGGGGTACCGGGCAGTACGACCCCAGCAACCCGTACCACCGTAAGGTTGCAGGTATCGAAGACAACTTGGCGACCAGCCAAGAAGAGACTTCTAGGGTACAGACGCAACGTGAAGAGCAGTTCATGGAGCGTCAAATTGACAACATGAAGACCGCAGAGGACATTAATCGTGCTTTGATTTCTGCTCTGGCTGCTGTTGAGGATAAACTCAGCGGTTTAATTGGTGTACTAACTAGCAGTAAGCCTATTCGCGGCCCGGTGTCTGGTGCGCTGGGGTCAGCAGGAAAGTTCTTTACAGGAGTAGGTGCCGGTTTGATAGCGTCGGGTGTAGGTGCTCCTCTAGGTGGCCCGATTGCTGTAGCGGGCGGTATCCTATCAATCCTTGGCGGCATGGGTGACGGCGACGCTGAGGGTGACGGTAGCGCTCCACCACCTAACACGCCCACCCACAATGCTGTCGCTAACGATGGTTCACGCGACAGTCAAATCATGGTCCCTAGTGGAGCACGTGGTAGTAGAAAGATACCGCTGTCTGAGTTGAAAGCCAGCCCCCGCATGGCAAACCTACAGCCAAGCCTACGGGAGAGGCTGGTGCGAATGATGCGTGAGAGGCCCTCAATTGGTATCACTAGCGGGTACCGAGACGAGGCCCATCAGGAGCGCTTGTTCTATGAGCAGATGGAAGAGACCTCGCCTGATCAATCTCAAATTGAGTGGCAGGGTAAGTACTGGAAGTCTAAGCCCGGATACGCCTTTACTGCGCCCCCGGGAAGTTCTATGCACGGCGTCGGTCTAGCCGCCGACATCTTCGATGAAGACGACCCTAGTTACTCTTGGATTGTCAGCAACTCAGCAAGGTTTGGACTCAACAACTGGCGTGCTAGAGGTTGGCGAGACGACGAGCCTTGGCACGTGCAACCCGACAACGTGCCTAGATTCCGCAGTCAATACGAAGGTGGGGAATGGAATCCTGCTGAAGGAGCCTCAAAGAGAGGTAATAGTAATGCGTCTCAGTTCGGCAGGAGCACTAGTGATGGTATCTTCCTAGACGGAGATATGGGCCAGAAGTTCTTATATGAAGGCAGTATCTCGCAGATGCTTATGGAGCACGAGTCCCGTGGATTCCAGAAGTTCTTGAGCGGTGGCCGCGCCCGTGGGCTAAGAGGACGGGCATCAGGCACCGCTGCCGCGTACCCTAAGGGAGGCAACCTCTCAGCATTACAGATAGCCCAACTTGCTTCTGACGCTGGTTTTACTGGCGATGAGATTCAGAAAGCCGTGGCAATTGCTGGCGCTGAGAGTGGCTTTAGGTCCAACGCATTTAACGGTGAAGGCGAGGACTTGTCCTACGGTTTAATGCAGATCAACATGTACGGTGGTATGGGACCGGAGCGCAGGGAGTGGTTTAGTCTATCTAACAACGAAGAGTTGTACGACCCGGCAACCAATATGAAAGCCGCTTTTGAGATATATAAAGCGCAGGGGTGGAAGGCTTGGACTACTTACGAAGGTAGTAGATACAACTCTTATCTACCGGCGGCTAGTGCGGCCCAGTTCTCGGTAGAGCGTAAGTCAGAGGCGGGAGACCCCATGCCTGACCGTGCGCCCACCCGCTCAGGGTCGGTATTGACGGCGAGCGGTTCTACCACCAACAACTTCACGTCATCCCCCACTGTTAACGTGTCTCCTGTGATCAACTTCAACGGTGCCCCCGGCACCCCCGATCTCAGGCGTATCGCTCAGGACGTAACTAGAATGATCAAGGAAGAAGTAGAGATGCTTGATTTGAGGAACGCCTGATGGCTGATTCGTACAGAAATAACCAGTGGTACAACTTAGGGTTGGACAACGGGTTAATAGGCGGTTACACAGTCACTGATTCTGGTTACGCCGTACCTAACGCAGACAATCAGAACTTTAAGTACCCGGCTAGGACTGTTCGTACCATAGACCGTTCCGGCAATCAGGTTAGTACGCCACTTAAGAGAGGGTATATACGATCACTCTTATCTGAGAAGTCTAGGCGATGCCAGTTCCAGTTCAACCCATCGTCTATTAACCAGTCAGTAGCACAGAACACCTCTATTCTTAACTTCTTGCAGGCTGATCCTTATCAGTATGCTCAGCCCATTCCCGGCAATGTGACCTTTAACTTTGGTCTGTTCTTTGATAGAACAATGGAAGTAGCCAATCCCTATAACTCGGTGGTTACGGGAAGCAACTCAACTGACCCATGGGCTAGGAACAACCCATCTCATATAGGTGTGTTACACGATCTGTCATCTTTGTTTTCTATTATCGGTGTGGGCGTAACCGAGTACATGGATAGATCTCTTAATGATTTAGAGGCAAGCCCAGACGATCTAGCGGCAGGATACTTCAGTGATTACATAGATAACTTCGCCCCCAAAGAAGCCACCGAAGGCGACGACGTTTCTGCTACGCAGTACAAGGATTCACTGTCTGAACTGGTGAACATCAACAGGGGTAACAGCGCGTTCTTGCTGCCACTACCCGTTCGTGTTGTGTTTTCTTCACTGTACATAGTTGAGGGTTTAGTACAGGATATTGACATTATCTTTACTAAATTCAGCACTGAGATGATTCCCATTCAATGCCGCGTTGACATATCTATGGAGTCAAAGTACATTGGATTTGCTAAGGATCAAACCTTCTTCACGCACGTACTGGACGACGTGAAGGAGAAAGCCCTGTTAACTGGCGGCTCAGGATTCGGTGCTTCATCCGATATTACTGGGTCAAACCTAGAGTTAATTAGGGCCGATCTCAGCAAGATCAACTTGTCAGTTATCACTGAAGATGGATCTCAACTAAAGGACGCCGTGTCGGTAGGCAATGAACCTAACGCAGCATTTGAGTACGAAAGACAAGAGTCGTCCAGCGAACCCGGTACTCGGACTAAGAAGCGTATAAGGCTTGAATTGCCAGATGCTAAAGAAGGTAACGACAGACTTTCTAGTCTATTCGCTTTAGGCGGTTCTGTGTCTATGAAGTTTGACGCACGAGTTGAATTACATAGATTTATAGATGCAACAACTGTTAGGCATGTTCATGAGGCCTTAAACGACGCCGCGCAGGCAGATCCAGCAGAGGTGCTTTCCACAGCACAATACGCAGTTTGGCAAGCACCCAATATGTCAGTGCTTACTGACGCAATTAGTTCTGCTGTTAGTGCAGATCCTGAGTCGTACAGTCTCGCAGACATTGACCCAGAGGACAACATTAACGAACGTCAATACAACAACAAACTGAAATTGTGGTCCTTGCACTTAAACGACAGCAATAGGTATACAGATGATGACAACTACGGTGTAACCAGTGCGTCTATCTTAGATGAGTGGAAAGCAATTCTAGATAAAAAGTCTGAGGGAGCAATGAGTGAATCCGGTCAGGATGACCGTAGCACCATATACGACATAGGCGAGGGAGACCTAAGAACGTCGGCAGAAGAAAAGCACGACAATTTTAGTTACTTCTTTTTGGCATCCGTCAGCGTAGAAGTTAAGATTGATGGAGAAACTTCCAGCGTTACGAAGGCTTACTGCACTAAGTATCGCCCCACCAACTTGCGTAACCCTAGTTCTGGTGATTATGCTCCTTTAACAGTGACTTTTAACTTTGACTGGTAGGTGTAGTTGTGGCTATTTACAATGCTGTTTCCCGTTACACGCTTGACGCTTCCGGCCAGTCAGCGACTCGTCTAGATCCAACTATAACCTCCTATACCTTGTACACCGTCAGGGACGGAGACACGCTGGAGCGCATCTCTGCTCGCTTGTTCGGTACCACTGAGAGGTTCTGGGAGATAGCAGACATTAATCCGCAGTTCAAGTTCCCCCTAGGATTAGCAGTTGGGGACGTAATCCGCATACCTTCAGCATGATCGTAAAGTCCCCTTATGGAGTATCTCCTGATATAGAGGTAACTATCGGGGGAGCCACTGTTGACTACAACACCATGTACAGGGTGGAACTCATTCTTGAAGAAAACCAACATGACATGCTGGTTCTTGAAGTGTCAGGTATACCTCCTAGAGCGATTACTGATTACTACGGCAAGCCGGTACAGTTAACCATTAATACTGGCCCCCGTTTGTCGCAGAGGTTCAACGGGTATGTAGAGGACGTGCGCCCCGTATCGCTGACCGCAGGTGGATTGATGAATAAAAGCCCCTTTCAGGCAGCAAGGATTGTCTGTATGGGGGCGTCGTACAACCTGCGTGGAAGCACTAGCCGAACTTGGGTGGGATACAAACTCAGCACAATTGCCAAGGAGTTAGCGCAAAAGCATAGGTTTAGCCTTGACGTTCCTAGAGATGATTACGTTAATGAAACCCTTGTTCAGACCAACGAATCTGACTGGCAGTTTCTAGTTCGTTACGCCAAGCAACTCGGATACAGGGTCAACGTCCATGGCACCCACATGCACGTGTACGACCCCCAATCAGCCCTTAGTCGTCAGACCTTTTATCACGAGTTGACTTCTCTGATAACTAGTGGAAGAGGCATCGACCCACAACCCGGTCAAGTGATGGAGTTCTCAGGTACGTTCTCACGCCGCAACATTGACGGAGAGTACAAAGAGAGCGAGATCGCGGTGCTCAGCAAGGACAACGCTGTGTATAACCTGAAGTCGACCACCCTCACCACTGGTAACGGTACGAACCGATTCCCCAACCGAGTGGGTGACTTTGTAGACAACCTCGCGGAGGCAAACCGCAGACTACGTGCCGAGGATAGGGCGGATTACGACTATTATGCCGATGTGACTACTATCGGTATAGCGGGATGCGTTCCCGGCTCGGTGTTGAAACTGAACCGGTACGACGCTAGTTTCGACGGTTACTGGTACGTGCAGTCGGTGAAGCACGTAGCCCACACC